TCTGTGAGTTATGCACATGCTGGATACTATTCACGTGTGTTTGCACGTCCTGCTCAATATCCGGATAATGGCGCAACCCCAAAGAGACGTATTCATCATTATAGACGTGGTACACGGTGAATATATCACCGTTCACCCCTTCGTCTATATATCGTACTTTGTCACCGGACTTGAATTGCTTCAATCTACTATATTTTTTTGTTATGCCGAGATCACTAGCAATAATGTCAAGATCAATCCAAAATGAGTGCTCTATATATGCATCGGCCATTTTAGACGCTAGCCTTTCCATAGTGCTATCGTCCACGTTTGAAACGTCAAAGCCTCGCGCTTTCAAGTCGTCCCTATGTACTAACGTTATAGTGAAGGATTTATTTGTTTTCATATTGTGCATTTAAGCCTGTAGGCTTTTTATTAATGTTCCTTTTTTGTTTCCAGTATCCCCCTTTTTTGCCATTCTCACGGCTTGATTGTGCCTTTTTGAATGTTTTTATACGTCCGAGCATAACAGCGCCGATATGTTTCATCATAGCTCTACTATCTTATCGTCAATAATCCCGTTACTCTCTATAGTCATCAGATTGTACTCTTTGCGCTTGTCCATGTAGTTTTCCCATGTAACATATCCGTCAGTGTTGACAAAGACTTCACCTAGTTTTGTATCACCGGCGTACACTTCCATATAGTGGTGTGTTTCGTCGTCGGTGTATTTGATAGTGAGTGGCATACTAAAATTGTTGTACGATAATGCCACTATCACCCAGTACTGTGCCGTCTGTGAGGTATATCCTCCCGTCAAACGGTATGACAGTAGTACGTTCCTCTAACCACTCAAGTGCGTCCGCTTCCTGTTTTTCTTCATCGTCGATATTTTCGTCCTCTAGTTCTTGATATCCGTACTCCTTGGCGCACTCTAGCGCACTTTGGTACTCAGAATAATCGCAACAAATAGCGACCATATCGAAGTCGATCTCTTCTCCCGTTTCTTCTTCGTATTGAGTCAAATACTCATACAGTGCCTTGAGTCCTGAGCGAGAAAAATTGTTCTTGTACGTGTCACTTTGTAGAAACGCGTCTACAAAGTCATATACTGATACGTTTGTTGTCATGTTTTTATTATTTAGTACTCACTACTCATAAATGCTTTGATCGCTTCTATACGTGTATAGCCTAGATATAGTCGTGATACGTAGCGCCCGTCGATCACTTCTGTGATTCTATAACCGGCTATAGGGTGTGTGTGTTCTATGGTCATATTTAGTCAATAAGTCTATACTCAAGGGTAATCGGATTCTTACCAGGCGTCGCGATCTCAATATGGCCAGGTCTTTCAATCGAAAGCATAAAATTTGAGGCTTTCGGGAATTCTAAATATGAGTCACGTCCTCGACGATTAATCCAAACGCCGTTAGTTTGTACTTTTGATACCGTACCGACTCCAGCAATCAACTCAGTTGGTGGCATATTGTTATAACGTACCATCTCAATTTTTGTGCCGACTGTTAGTGCTCTTTTGAAGTCCGCTAATGTTTTTATTGTTTGCATGTTTGTTTTTTGTAGCAGTGAGCTAAGGTGTCTCTGCTATATATTACTATACTATACCTAACGCTAGTTATAGTCAAGTTATCCCCATTTTGTACCTAACGATAGGAAAGTGACATATCACATGCCCCACGGCACACTACAGACAGTGTGCTTTTTACGTTGGTTGTTTTTGTGTGGTGAGTATCGGTTTCAATCCTATCTAGTTCTCAATAAAACCGTCTGCGTCCCTTTTGTACTGTTTCACATGAGAAAGCACACAATAAACACAGAAAAAACAGTTAGGATCCCACACAAAGCTAATCAACCCCCTGGTACACACGCGCGCACGTATGTGTACGCGCGAGGTTTGTTTTTTCTAAACTAAAAAAGTCTTCAGTTTGAAACCCTGAAGACTCTTTTTGGAAAACGTTATTTTTTAGATGCTTTCCCCGATTTAAGTGATTTTCTTACGTATCTCTTTGATACACGGAGTACAGAGGAATGCGCGTGAGTGTGCAATGTAGTTATTGGGGAGTTTTATATCTCGTGTGGCAATGTACAGTTTTTTCTTTTTACAATTGTCACACTTACTAAATAGCTTGATCCTCATGGGGAAGAATAGTTATTGTTGGGGCTGATAATACTGTTGCGGCCACACTTACAGCGTTGCGTAGTGCATTTATTTCTACGTTTGTTGGGTTCACAATACCTGCTTCGCGCATGTCTGTGTACTCGCGGGTGTGTGAGTTAAAGCCAATAGTGTCCGTGAACTTAAGTAGGTCTACTTCTACTCCTGCGTTCTTACCTATTTGCATTGCTGGAGCGGCAAGAGCACGTGCAAGTATCATGTCACCTATGTAGTTCATGTTGAGTGCTCTTGTGGCGTATACAAGTGCTACACCACCTCCAGGTACAATTCCACCATGTAGGGCTTGATATGCTGCGGAAATAGCATCTTCTACTTTGAGTCTGCGGTATGAGAGTGCTGATTCACTTGGTGCACCTACAAAGTACCGTGCGGTTTTGGTGTTAAGACGTGATGCACGATGCAGTGTCTCTTCAGTATCTTCTGCTTTAAGCTTTTCTATATGTTCGGTGATGTCATTGATTCCATCTATGAATGTATCCTTGGCGGTAATGATGATGTCACTTACGGTACCGAGATCGTTCACAGTAACATCTTTCATAGTACGTCCTGCTTGTGGGTCAATGACAGTGGCTCCTGATGCAAGAGCAATGTCTTCAAACCAATGGTCTTTCCAAAGTGTTGGCATCTTTACAATAATGAATCGGAACCCACGCATCATACGTGTCTTTACAAGGTCATTCGTAACAAGTGGTTCCACTTCATCTGCAAAGACAATGAGATCGGTGACTGCCTGAGAGCTAAGTGCTATGCCAATCTTTTCGAAATCAAGGGCACTGACTATCTTTTGTTTTGTGATGAGGATCTTTGGATTCTTGAGGCGGACTTGATTAGTGTTCTGTCCACTTTCGTTTGCGTCACACATGTACGGGCTCATGTACCCAGCACCATTGATAGTAATCCCAGAGCCGATAGAGTATGAATCTTCTGCGGTTTTAGACACATCCCAGTACACAATGCCGTCCTTTCCAATCTGCTGGTAGATTTGCTGGATCATTGAGCCAATAGATTCATCTTCTGCAGAGATAGTTGCTACTGTTTCTACCGTGTCCACAGTAATGTCCACAGACTGCTTCTTTATTTCTTCTTCTACTTTAGGCAGACAAGCTTCAAGTGAACGCTTCACGTCAATAGGTGTTGCATGTTCACTAATGAACTTCATACCCTCTTCTATGATTGCGGCGGTAAGTACTGTAGTTGTTGATGAGCCGTCACCTGATTGCTTGTTGGCACGAGATACCGCCTCAAGTAGTACACGGCGTCCGAGGTCTTCAATAGGGTGAGCAAATCGGATTGATTGCAATATGGTGATACCGTCGTTTGTAGCCAAGTATCCTGGATTTTCTATTGCTTGGATGAGTGCATTGCTACCTCGAGTACCCATGGTGGAACCTACTGCTTGTGCAGCTTTCTGGATACCCTTAATAAGGTGTGCGCGTCCTTCATCTCCTACGTATAAGTTGTCAGTTTGCATGTGGATATTCTATGTGAAATCGTGGATCGTTTGTTTGTAATGCTTGTCTTATATGCCAGCTAATGTATACGTGGTTGGGAGTATTGTTGGGAAAGTGTTTTTTGAGTCCACACCGGCTACATCGTTCTATAAGCCCTCGATGGTCTTGCTCTATGATTTTGAAGTCATGGAGCATGTTCCGTTTACAGTTACTGTTCTGATACCGGTTCATAAGCAACAATGTCTTCGTACTTCACAAACCACACGAATTTATCAGTGGTTCCTTTCACCGGATACTTCTTTGCAATCCATGAGTCGAAGTACACTAGTTTACCCACTAGTGACCCTTCAAACCCGTGGCTGTCACCGTCATCCAAAACAAGACCAACTTCGTCATACGTGGTTCTCTCACGAGCCATAAAAGTGTCAGTCTCGAGTGGTTGTATCATTAGGTGATTGTTGAGTGGTCTCATTTTCAAATTCCTTAAACGGATCATCTTCTTTGCGGTTCACAATAGTAGCTGGTCTGTACGTAGAGCTGTGCGGTGATACAGTTAATACAAACTCCTTCTCTTTCAGTTCATCAACGCTGTACCGGCTGATTTCAAGTAAGTTTTTGATGCGCTTCCACATGTTACTTTGCAATGAACGGGCTCTCTTTGGGGATCGTGCTCATGTCTATTGGTGTGCTTTGAACTACTGTGCTGAAACCACCTTTCCCGTCAGGGACGTACATTGGATAGTTTGCAAAATCTACGTTGTGCTTTTTAATGAGTGCTTCGTACTCTTCAAGAAATGCTTCTATTTTTTTCTGTGATTCTTCATTCATACGTTAAGGAGTGTTAGTGCCTGTCCTACAAGCAAGGTTGATAGTGGTGACTTTTTTACGCGCTCTTTTATAAACGTGATCTCTTCTACAGTTAGGTCTGCTTCTTTTTCTTGTGAGCATCGTTTTGCAAGTGCATACGCTTGCTCTGGTTCTTTTTCTTCTGGCGCGTTGAGGAGTGCTGCTGAAATAACCATGCCAAGAGTTACTTCCACAGTATCCTCCGTCAACACCTCCCCCTTTAAGTTCTTTAGAACTTGTTGTGTTTTTACTTTCATAGTAACTATATGATACTACACATACTCTGTTGTTAATAGGGTAGCCACTGTGGATAGCTGTGCTATGCTAAATAGCAAGAAAAGGTTTGTTTGTTTTCCTTTTCTCGCACCCTCTGGTACCCCCAGGGGGTGCTTTTTGGTATACTAATTACTCCAGAACACGATAGGAAGTTTCTCTGAATTTGCATCGTTCGCTTGTGGTCTAGTCCCCGCACAGAACGTGAGTCATGGTTGCACGACATAGGAAACGGCTTATAAAAAGTGTTTTACTTTTTACATTTCTGCTTACCCCATTATTGGCGATAGCGGAACCAATGGCACTTAAACCAACACCTTCTACCGAGGTGGAAATACTTGTTGCGCCAACATCTCCAGTACCGTTAGTGATTGAAAGAGACGAGGTACTTTGTAACTGTTATCTGTTTGTTAAAACAGAACTACCAAAGTTACCTTCTACAAAAGAGATTCTGTCTAATGTTGCTACATCGGGTGTGGTTGCAGTGTTTTACTACCCAGACATCGGTATGTACCACTACGCAATCATTCGTGACGAAATGGAAACAAGTTTTTTAATTGAAGAAACAAACTACGATGCCTGTGAGCGAGGTACTCGAGTTGTCCCCAAAGATGACCCTCGACTTATAGGATTCTACACTCCTTAGTATGATATACTATATAAGTATTACTCATTAAATATTTTTATGATGTTGTTAGCGTATGAGCTTTTGGCTCGATGTAAACACCTCCAATTAGCAGGTGTGGACGAGTACGGTGAACTTCAGTGGATAGGTCTTGGTGAAGACTGGGCGGAAGTCACCCGTGATGAAATGAATGTCATATGGGGGTAGGGTATGCGTTTAATGACAAGCGCCATATCCATACGTACGATGGGAAAAATCTTCATGGAGTCACAAGTGTACTCCGCATGTGGGGAGATCCAGGTTCGTTAGTAAATTGGGCGGCAGGTCAAGCAGTTGATGCTATAAAGCGAGGTGAGTCACCTGAAGAGGCGAAGAAAGCACATCTCAAAGTAAGAGATGCAGCGGGAGACAAAGGGAAGGAAGTACATGGACAACTTGAAGAAGCAATGAACCACTGGATTGAAAGTAAGTCAGTTGGATTTACAAACGATGCAGTCGTGGACAGTGTACTTACTTGGATGCAGAAAGAAGGGTATACACCTCTTCGTTCGGAGTTTCCGGTGTATCACTTGGACTTGTGGTATGCGGGAATTCTCGACGCTGCGGTGGAGAAGGATGGTAAAAAGTTTATCCTTGACTTTAAGACAAGTGGTTCACTTCAGACTAAAAACTTTTACCAGTGTGGTGCGTACTCTCTTGCCATAAAAGACATGAAACAAGAAGCACAAATTGATGGTGCTATCATAGTTCACATCCCACGTGGTGCGTCTTTTAACCCAGACGTGAATGTGTACGTTCGGTATGACATTAAAGAGTTGGAGGAAGCGTTCAAACACATCCTTGCGGTGTATAAGTTAGACCAGGAAGTTACAAAACTCATTAAGTATTAACATGGTAGAGAAAATCACAATTAGTCGTATATCGTTCTTTGATAAGGACAAGGAGGGTAATCAGTTGAAGTCAAAGGACGGGAAGCCATACACACGATGTCTTATTGATACAACAGATGGTCGTAAGGTTTCAGGATTCCGTAATGCTACTTCTGCGGGGTGGAAAGTTGGTGATGAGGTAGAGGTCGAGGTTGAACAGAAGGGTGAATACTGGAACTTTAAGACTGTTAAGAAAGAGGGTGGTGGAGTCAACCAAGAGCAAATAGACCGCATTGAGAAGATGGTCAAAGCACTGTACGACGCGGCTGGAATAAATGCAGTAATGCAACCAGTAACTGACCCAAACGACTTCTAGTATGAAGCGTGGTGAAAAGATACCAGAAGATCACATAACATGCCCAGAGTGTGGGCGTCAGTATGGTTTTGTACGGTGTCGTTACACCACAAACGGTAAAAACATGTGTTTAACCTGCGCTGTATTGAGTAAAAAAGAAAAACGTGCTAATCTCTTGAAAGACGTATCACGCGAAAATACGTTATAGAGTCGTCGTGTGGTTATGACGATAAAGCTCATCTACCATAGTAGAAAGAGTTCAAAGACTGCCCTTTACAGGGCTGTTTTTGTTATACACATTGTTGTCTTTTCAATTTCTGATAGTGGTGTATTGTTAAATTAGATGGTGTGTTGGTGCGTGTAGTTTGGCTGAAGAGCAATCCTAGGTGCTTAGACCTCAGCTATGGGTCATTCCCTACTACGCGGGGTTAGTCGTCCGCAACTGCACACACAAGCACATCATCAGTATGGTTGGTTCATGGGGGGAGGAACCCGTTCGAATCGGGAGCTAGCACCAAATCAGATATGGTATCTGCCTCCCCACGAGCCACTCATCACAGCCATAGACATTATAAAGGATAAGACAAATGGAATGTGATAAATGAAGTTATACAAGGAGATTGCTTAGAAGTAATGAAAGATATACCTGACAAGAGTATTGATATGATTTTATGCGATTTACCCTATGGAACTACTGCTTGTAAGTGGGACACCATAATCCCTTTTGAACCTCTCTGGGAACAATACAAAAGGATAATTAAAGACAATGGTGCGATAGTCCTGACCGCTTCACAACCATTCACAAGTGCTTTAGTGATGAGTAATATCAAGATGTTTAAGTATGAGTGGGTGTGGGATAAAGTGTCGGGTAAAGATTTTTATCAAGCAAAGAAACGACCACTAAAACAGCACGAGAATATACTTATTTTTTCAAATGGAAATACAATATACAATCCGCAAACTTACGAAGCAGAAAAAAAGAATATGCGGGATAGAGTTAAGAATAAAACAAAAGCACAAACAGGAACTATTTATGGCGACCTAAAGGAGTACACATCTCAAAAAGATGAAAGAAAACGATACCCAGGCAGTGTATTTATTCACTCTTATCAAGAAAACGAATTGCACTATTCTAAAAGACTCCACCCCACCCAAAAACCAGTAGCACTCTTTGAATATCTCATCAAAACCTATACAAACGAAGGCGACCTCGTACTTGATTCGTGTGCTGGCTCTGGCACTACAGGAATCGCCGCCAGAAATCTTAAAAGAAACTTCATCCTCATAGAAAAAGAACAGGAATACATAGACATTATCAATAAACGGTTAGCCATAGACATAGCAAAGGGTATATGAACAAGCAATTTGAACAATTCCTAAATAACAAACAGGAAAAACCAAACGGTTGCGACCATGATGAAAAACACTGGTGTCAACACTGCATTGGACAAGGGACGAGAGTTGATTGGAGGGAACAAGGGCTAGGGCAGGGTACAATTTTTATTCAAAAATAACAGTAGGATGGGTGGTTCATGGGGGTGGTAGAGTGGCGTAGCCAAAAAGTAGAAATGAGTCATGCAACACTCACGTTAAACAAAATTAGCATCGGAGGAAATTACTCCTCTGCCTCTGCCTCCCCACGAGCCAGGCATACATATGGTTGGTTAAGAGAACGTGTGGCGGAATAGTAACGCCTAAGCAATGCTGAGGTTATTTGAATGCAAGGTGACTATACGAGTTTAGTACCCTCCACGGCCGTGATAGGGGACTCGTCAAATCCTTGTCACGTTCTCTTACTCAATCATCAATACAGTGTGGTAGAATACCCAATGAATCCCCACAAGGGACGTTTCACATCCGAGAAAAATCACCGTCATCACTGGCGGTGGTTTTTGTAATACTCTTTCACTTCACACGGCATAGGGATATCCACAGATGGAACAGGTGTTATTTTTGTGTGTGATATACTTTTACTATCGTTGAGTTGTAACGTGCTCATCGATATGTTATAAGTCTGTCTGTCTACTAGATAAAGCCCATAGTAGTAGGAAAGGAAGGGGAGTATTCCCCAGCACTGCCGACAGACCAGTGCCGTTTACTTCCTTTCCGACTATTGTGGGGTTTTTAGTACCATGAGCACACATCGAATGGTAAGTGACAGTTTTTGGACTGATACTTACGTGTCCAATTTAGATCCTGTAGAAAAACTTCTGTTTCTCTACCTTCTCACTAACCCTCTTTGCAACATTGCGGGCATCTACGAAATACAAGTTCGGAGGATTGCTTTTGATACTGGCATCGAGGAACAAATGGTCGAAAAATTGTTAAAACGTTTCCAAAAAGACGGTAAATTGATGCGTTGTGACACATGGATTCTACTTGTCAACCATGCAAAGCATCAGTCGTACAAGAATCCTAATGTTACCAAGGGAATAAGCCGTATAATTGAAGAATTACCAGAAAAAGTAAAGGCTTTGAAAGGCTTTGAAAGGCTATCGCACTTTACTTTACTTAACTTAACCTTACCTAACGGAGAAAAGAATATGGATTGGAATAAAAAGTCTGATGATTACGAAGAGGGAGTTATCGACCTAGATGGAGATGGTGAGATAAAAAATGTAGCCGCCCCACGCACGAAGAAATACCCGAACGCCCCCGCTATCAGAAAAATCTTCCTGAGGGTACTTGGAATAAACCCAAACTACTGGAAGCAGCAGACCCCCCAACTCCAGGCGTGTGAAAACTTATACACAGAGCGCACTCCTGAAAAAGTAGAAAAGGCGCTAGAGTTCTATAAAGAACACCAGAACGACGAGTTCTGCCCGAAGATAAACTCCCCATACGATCTCGACGCCAAGTGGACAAAGCTCGGAGAATACAAACTTAAAAAAGAAACATGAACCTTGAAGACATCATCGCTAAACTCCAACAGGACAAGAAAGCTCTTAAAGAGTCCATTGTCTCTGATGAGGGTATGGAGCGCCTCAAGGCGGTAGCAAAAGAGTATTCCGGTGAATACCAACTCGTCTGGTCTTCAGACACCGTAGAGGAAATCAAAAACAAACCAAAGCGTGATACGCACAAATCGGGTATCTACGAACTCGATACCATCACCGGAGGATTCCGCCCACAGCAACTCATTGGCATTGGAGCACAGTCAGGACACGGTAAGACTGCATTTGGCCTCTGGCTCTTGAAACAGTACGAGTCACTTAATCCGGTGTTGATTCCTCTAGAACAGTCCTCAGAAGAGCTTATTGAGCAACGAATGGAGAATGGTCAGTTTGTCCCAAAGTACCTCTCCCCAAAGAAACACAGTGCCCACGTAGACCCTGACTGGGTAGAACAGCGCATCGTAGAAGCCATTGCGAAATACAACTCCAAGATGGTCATGCTCGATCACATGGGATACATCGAAGTAGGCAAGGAGTACCGCAACGAGGGAGAGCATATCCGTATTGAAAAGAAACTCCAGGCTATTAAACATCTGGCAATCAAGTGGAACGTAGTGGTGGTCATCCTCATCCAACTCCAGCAGATGGAAGAAGAACAAAGCCCCCAGCTTCGTGACCTCAAAGGAAGCTCTGCCATCCGCCAGGAGTGTGACCAGATTATTTTCCTCTGGAGGAATAACACGAAGGTAGGAAAAGCAAGAGCCTACGACAACAAAGTACTTGTCTCAGTCCAGAAGAACCGTTTTACCGGAATGAATGGCAACGCAGGGTCAGAGTTTGATTTTAAGACCGGTGATTACCGATTTACTGAAGAAGCAATGGAGTGGTGTGCCAATCTTGAGACAAAGGCTAAACAAGAAGTAAAAGCAGACGATGCCTTCTAAGTATGTTTTCTCCAGGAAAAAAGATCGACAAGGAACTTCTGTTAGAAGTTGGCGAAATGATTGAGACTCTTGTTCGGGTAGGTGCACTAGAACTTGCTGAAGAATACGGCAAACACTACCTACAGCTAGAACAGCGGATCAAGACGCACGATTACACAGCAACAGACAAGATGTTAGAATATATAACATAACAAACATGACTCTTGACTCAATCCAGGACGAACTTGAACGAGGAGACGTGCTCCCAGGACGTGCTGCGGATCTCCTTGTAATTGTTTCCGCGAAGTACGGAAGAGCAGCAGATGAATACGTGAAGAAGTCCGCCGAGTTTGCAAAAGCCTTCAACGACGCTCGTGAGAAGTTCAAAAGCGACACCGCAACAGAACGCTACCTAGAGAACTCAGAGCTTGGTATTGAGATGAACTACTGGAAGTACCAGCTCAAGAAAGCAGAGATGATAAGCAAGTCACTCTCGACCCTCGTGTACCTCCGAACAGCCGAGGCTAAGAATATTTTATGAGTCAAAAACAATGTATTTATTGCGGTTCATACGCAGCTATACAAAGAGAACATGTGATACCCGCTCTTTGGTTTGCGCACCGTACATACGACGCTGATCAACAATGGATTGTCGACGGGTGTGCGGACTGTAATCGTTTGGCTGGTGTAGCTGTATTTTTTAGTATCCCAGAAAAAGCGGCGTATATAAAAAAACGATACATGACCAAATACAAGAATATCCTGAGTATACCGCATTGGACAGAATAGGAGATAAATGAAATCTCATATAGGATGCGTGATAGCATAAGAGAAGGTTTGTTACAAAAGAATATCATTCTGCGCCGTCTTAAATACTTGGAGACCGTTTCATCGTTTAGACACGATTACGAAAGACCTGTATGGGTGGAAAAACAAATGGAAGAAATGCAAAAAGAATACCGAGATACCATAAGGAATATAAACAATGCTAAAAAGAAAAACACCATTAAGAGCTAAAAAGAGATGGGTGATGAAGGCAAGACCATCTAAAAAATCAACCAAGAGGCTTCTAGGGGGCAATAAACGCAGGAAAAAGACACCACGACAGAAGGCTGAAGAGAAACTTTGGGAACTCTGTAAACAGATCACACGTAAACGCTATCAAAACCCTAACGGCGGTTGGACGTGTTATACCTCTGGTCAACACATAGACGAGCCAGCAAAGTGCCAAACTGGACACGGTAAACCGAAAGGGGCACTTCCGCTTCGATTCCAATACGATTTACGAAACCTGCGCCCTCAGTGCTATCACGCTAACATCAATCTTGGTGGTATGCAGGATATTTTTATAGCAAGACTTGAACGTGAACCTGAAGGATTGGCATTTTTGCAAGAAGCATGTGTCAAAGAAGATGGTGAATGGAAAATCAGGCGTGATATACCCACAATGAGTGGGACAGATGCGTTGATTTTTTTGAACGAAAAGATTGACGAGTACACAAAAATTCTGTTGGGATAACTTATCCACATTGACGTACTATACTATACGATATAAACTACATGAGTTGTTACCAATAAAAACAAACAACTATGCAACTCAAAGTAAAAGTAGACGTTGAACTTGGTGAAGGAGCTAAAGTTACTCTCTCAGAGAAACACACAAACCAAGTAGTAGGATTTATAAAAACTCTTCTTACTGACGAAGAAGCACCAAAAAGTAAGAGAACATACATAAAACGTAACAAATATACCCACTGGACGCAACTTGAAGATGCAAAAGTTGCACAGCTTTCAAGTTTTAAGCGCGGATTACCACGATCACGAGCAATTACTTCTTTGGGAAAAGAATTGAAACGCTCACGACAAACCATCATTGCACGATTGCACCATCTTAAGAAAAAAGAAAGTCAAAAAGTAGTAGTAGGAGTCAACTTTGAAGATATAAGAAAGTTATCAGTTCGGCCAGTATAGTATGGTACCATATGAGGATATGACATCAAAAAAAGTAAACCGAGAAATAGACACCGACACCATTAAGCTCGCAGTAGCATGGGCAAATGACGAAGTGACACTTGCTGACGTAGCCCGTACGCTTGGTACAGTCAACATGACGCACTCGTACACAACTCTTGCTCGAGCACTTAAGGTTTACCTTAAAAGTGTAAAACACTAACATGAGTTACACACCGAATGACGTAGGGAACTTGGTGTGGGAGATAAATGATGCTTTAAAATCACGAGACAGTGAAAAGCTCTTTACACTTGCCCAACAACTGAAAGTACTTGGAGAAGACGAAGAGGCGCAAAGTATTAGATACGAAGCACGACGTATTGAACGGGAAGACAATTACCACGATGAAAAACAAGACTATGTTTGAAGATCAAGTTAGTCACGTAATCAAGAAGAAATGAAAGAAAAAACAGCATACGACGAGAGAATTGACGGGCATCACGTTCAACTTATGCGAGATGGAACTTTTATCGTCGATGGGGTCGAGAGCGGGAAATGGATGAACGAAAAAACAAACAAGCCGTGGTTACCCGTAAAAAGAAAGTCATTCATGAGCTTAGCAAAGCAGTATTTGCGCGACTAACCATGACCGTCACCACCACAGTCCTCTACACACTAGAGAACATAGAGACAACTACGATGTTAACAGGGTTAATGTGTATGAACGTATGACATTCTTCACAGAATACACACCAGAGAAGTCACTCGACAATGACTTTGATGACGCACCCACTAAGAGTAATTGGGAGGAGGAGTTTGAGCGATTGTTCCTAAAAGGTAAGCACGAAGGAATGTCATGGGAAGTCGCCAAGCCACAAGTTATAAACCTCCTCAACCAACACTCCGCTCACCTTGTAGCGAGTGGTAAATATAATTCCGATAAATTGTGGGGTGAGGGATATTATAAAGGCATCATGGATGAGCGAAACAGAATTGAGGAAGTATTTAAGAAAGAAGTACCACCTCACGCTATGGATATAGAAGACAGTGTATGGCTAAAGCGATTATTAAACAAGGCATTTAATCACGACAAAAACATATGAGAGAAGACCCGAACATATTTGACTTATTATGCTGGATGATTGGATGTGCTGTAGTAGTCTATTTATTATTGCACTCAATAATTAAATAACATGAGCCACAACTTTGAACCAACACAAGCTGAAAAAGAGAACTGGTCACTTGATGAGATACGGAGTACGTACAATAATGCGGTGAAGCATTGTGGAAAAGTAACGCCTGAAGTGGCGTGGTGGTCTTCACGTAAGCGTAGGAATCACCAAATATGATTCAGCTTATCCACGGAGACTGTTTAGACGAGATGAAGAAGATACCAGATGGCAGTATTGACCTGGTGCTGACTGACCCTCCATATGGTACAACTGCTTGTAAGTGGGATTCCATTATCCCGCTTGAGCCAATGTGGGAGCAGTTGAAGCGTATTACCAAAAAGAACGGTGCGATTGTGCTGTTTGGCTCTCAACCATTTACGTCTGCTCTTGTGATGAGTAATGTGAAGATGTTTAAGTATGAGTGGATATGGAATAAAGTTACTGGTCGTGGACATCTCGTAGCTAAACACAGACCAATGGCTCAACACGAAAATATACTTGTATTTGGTGATGGAAAAGTAAAGTATAACCCTCAAATGGTTTTAATGGATAAACCACAAAAGGGAAAAAGTATGGAAGCGAGTAGAACTTCAATAATGGGAGGACATACAACAAAAGAAAGTGAAACAATAATTCGCACACATAAATATCCTAAAACAATTATCACACAGGGGGTAGACGGTAAGTATGTCCACCCAACCCAAAAACCAGTAGCTCTCTTTGAGTACCTCATAAAGACCTACACCAATGAAGATGAGATAGTCCTAGACTTCACTATGGGAAGTGGAACTACAATGCTCGCTTGTAAGAACCTGAACAGGAACGGTATAGGTATTGAACTTGACCCAGAATACTTTGAGATAGCTCAAAAGAGACTATCAGAAAATAAACTTAACATTGCCATCGACCAAGCCATAGACATTATCAAGGATAATAAATGATATGAAAAAGGTAATTGACGTTTGTTGTGGTGGAAGAATGTTTTGGTTCGACAAATCAAATCCTCTAGCTTTGTTCGTAGACAATCGGGAAATGAATGAGGAAGTCATTTGGACAGATAAGAAAACCAAGAAGTCTCGCACTCACACAGTAGCACCAGACCAAGTAATGGATTTTCGAGCACTACAGGTTCCCGATGAAAGTTTCTCACTGGTCGTGTTCGACCCACCTCACATGCTTACTCTCGGTGAAAATAGTTGGATGGCGAAAAAGTATGGAAGGCTCAACCCTGAAACTTGGAAAGAAGATATAAGAAAAGGATTCGCAGAATGTTTCAGGGTTCTAAAACCAGACGGTGTACTCATCTTTAAGTGGAATGAACACGATATACCGACAAAAGAGATACTCTCACTAACACCAGTTCAACCATTGTTTGGGCACCCATCGGGGAAACTACAAAAGACGCAATGGATTACATTTATGAAATTATCAGTCATAGACATAGTAAAGGATAATAAATAAAAATATGACACAAACACCCGAAGACTTGAAGAAGAAGGCGAGGGAGGAAACCCGCCAACTTTGTGAAGAAGCCTACGGTCAAATACTCGACAAAGAAGTTATTGACGCAACGGTAGAGTATTGGAGTAAGCGTACTGACACCCTAATCGAACAGGTCTACCACGCAGGGTTCCAATTAGGATGGAAAGACGGACACCAAGAGGGTATTGACGCACGGACGGAGGAGGTGGTGAAGGAAGCTATTTCATTTGTAGAAAAGTACGAAGCTATGCCATTTACGCCAACTACATTTGCTCGTATCAAACAGAGTATAGCCACCCTCACCCCGAAGGTTAGTAATGATAATTAGAGAGTATGAAAGACGTAATATTTAACAAAGAGACAGGACGACACGAAAAAAATGGTATTGACTTTGCCGGACACTTTTTGGAGTGGAGATTGGAATACAACCCAAAGACTTACCTGAAAGAGAGTGAGTTATCAGGCGACCAATGGCGGGAAGGTGGCGAAGTAAAGATTTACCTAAATGGAGACTGTGTTCTTAATGAGTTTTGTCGCAAACCAGAACGAGCATTGATGCTGTTGGCGAAAGGACTTCACGAATTACAGTGCCACTTTGAGTTATTCGGGGTTCAAATTGACAACTGGAAAGAAGAGATGATTGGAAAGAAAGTACACCACGGCGGTATTCCCAGCACTGTCGTTCGATATGTTGGTGACGGAGAAATAATTGTCAAACGTGATGACGGGAAGGACTACCGACCAGACTTATACCCATCTTTGATGAATGATGACGATGACGATGAGTGGGGCGATGAAGACCGAGTACACATTACTGACAAGCGTATTAACTGGCATATTACCCCTTATAAATACTAACCATGTCACACCAACCTAGTAAGAGAATAGAGAAGACCCTCGATATCACGAAGATTAGTAATGAATAGTTAGAGAGTATGAAACCAAAGATTAACGAAATATACAAAGACGACGTAGAACAGCTATATGTGGTGCGAGAAGTATTCAAAAGCACGTGTATAGTGTGCCCAATTCAAAATAAGGACTTCTTCGCTTGTGAAATAATGGAGTTTACAAGTATGGAGGGAGAAGGATGGACTCGTATTGGTATAACTGATTAACCACCATGTCACACCAACCTAGTAAGAGTAATAAATGGGAGCTTATAAAAAAGGCACAAGAACGCTTTGACAATCGTTTCCCGCCAATAGCCATTGGCTATGACGGCTCAGTAGATGACGATAAAAAACGCCAAGCGCACAGAGACTTTATGTCTACTGAAGTACAAATAGCTATCGAAGCCAAAGACGCAGAGACGAAGAAGGCGGTGGAAAAGGCAAGAGGATGGAGAGGGAGCGTGTCATACAACTTGCTGACAGGTATGAGGTCGGGAAGAACGGCATGAACGCTGGTATGACGGGAATGATAGCAAAGAAACTCTTTCTTGAAGCCCTCACAACAGATAACAACAAACACCTATGAACACCCCCGCAAATGAGAAGTCACAAGAGGAATCTTTAGAAGATTTGATTGATAACGCAAAGTCGCGTATAGATGAGAACCTTCGTTTGATGTATAACGGTAAGCCTTATATCACCCCCGCAAATGAGTGGCGTGAAGAGTTCAAACGAAATCGCCCCAAAGCCGATGACAAGCTATTCGGTGCAAATTGTGAAAGTGAGACTTATGCTTTTGGTTATAAATATATGGATGGTGACACTATCCACGAAGTAACCGATTGGGGAAACATTGAAAACTTCATCCAGGAAACACTGAACCAACACTCCGCTCAGATTGTAGAGAGGATTGAAGAGTTGAAGAAAGAACAGTTAGACAAGAACGACCCTGACAACTACGGAGCGTGCTATGCGATTGAGGGTCACAACCGAGCCATCGACCAAGCCATAGACATTATCAAAGAGCAAAACAAGTAACAGTAGGATGGGTGGTGTGTTCCTGAGGGTGGTAGATTGCCAGTGTTGAAATACACATAATGTAGGCACTTGCGATGCAATACAATTAAAAACCTATTGCATCGTCCCCTAACAAGAGTTCATCACAGACCATAGGGATTATCAAGAGTAATTAAAGAATAGATATGGAAAATCAAGAAAAGCAAATTGCCGAATTAACGAAGTATCTCGGCGAATGGGGAGTTAGCGAATATAGCAAAACCCTGATATTGGGGAATGTACGCCGTATGTTAAACGAACAACGAAAAGAACTGTGCGGAAGAGCGTTAGGTCAAATGAATTACATGGTAGATGAAGACGACCCAATGGGTAAAAGTATCAGGAAGCACTTTAATCAAGGCGTAGAAAGTTGTCGAAAGGTCATTGAGTCACTTTGACCCCCCACACAATCGAACAGAGGATTATCAAGAGTAATTGAGAATCGTATGAAAGATATAACTTGTCCACACTGTAAACATGAACGTGAAGCAGATGTTGATGACTATGCAGAAGACGGGCATTCATTCAATGATGAATGTAGAGAATGTGGGAAACGCTACAAAGTATCAGTAAGTATTTCGACATCTTGGGACAGCGAATGCTTGCCAGATGACCACGAATTTGTAGATGACATTCCGTTTGATGAAAACCTGTACGAAAACTGTACTAAGTGTGATTTTACTAGGCGAAAACTCCCCCCACACAATCGAACAGAGGATTATTAAGATAAGGAATGAAGAACCATGAATCAAGACATTGACGAAATCAGAATGTTAGTAAGCCAGCTTTATTGTGCTGCTGGCTGTGACTGTTGTCGTGACACAAATGAGTGGAATCGAGCAGCTTCTGTCCTTGCTGTAAAACTCGGCATACCTGCTTACGAGGATGGAAGTGGATTTAATTTTTACAAAGTACGTGACGAATACAAAACTTACCCAACCAATAAACAGTAAGAAAGACAACACCCGTTATTAAGCGGGTGTTTTCAATCACGATACCTTGTCACTGCGAATCCAAATGGTGTACGGGACACCTTCCTTGTCGACAGCGTAGATATGCGTAACGTAAGGTGGGTCAGCAGAGAGCACCACGTATCGAAGGTCACGTTCTTCGTCAAAGTAGACAGCGCACGGCATCTCGGGGAGGGTGAGCTTCTCAATCTGACATTCTCCGACGAACACGACGGGGAACTGTGCGATGTACTGTCGGAGTTGCATTGGTGGCATGTCACGGGCGAAGACCGCTTGCGCCGCCAAAAGCAGAACGATAAACAGACACCAGCAAAAGAGTCTCAGCATTACTATTCTCCTTGGAAAAGCATGTCCAGGTACTCCCGGACATAGATTGGCACAATTGCGTGCAATTTCCACTGACACACATCGTCGTGCAGGTCGGGCGTCGTACCGAAACGGTAGCAATGCGCAATCCTGAAAAACATGTGAACATCAGTGTTCAGTTCCTCCAGCTTCCGCCGGAGCATCTCGCAATACCTTTGCATGTTGCATCTCCTTTTCACATAGAGCAGAACAAGACCATTCGTACTCCTCACCGATTAAGGTGTGGCCGTACGCCCCTTTGATGACTTTCTTGCAAATGTGGCACGGACGAGGCCGAACCCACACTTCTTCATCCTTCTTCTTCCATTCGTGGAGCTTCATATGAACCTTTCGAAAGAACAAGATCTCTGGATTAAGTATATTCCTCAAGCAAGTAAAAGTGGTATGGTAAATACACATGGGTACTTTTCTTTCAAAAGCACTACGTAAAACCACTGACGCAATCACAAATGCGTCTGGCGGACGTGCTCTTGCGGATTACGTTGGTACCAAGATCGCACAAAAACAAAACCCAAGTCTTTCTATCCCACAAACAACATCAGGGAAAGACGCACTCAAATCAGCTGGCAAGGTTGCAGGTACTATCGCTACGGTTGCTGCAGGAGGAGCAGGTTTAAGTAAGGCATTAGCAAAAAAAGTAGCTAAAAAAGCTCCTCGTATTCCAAAGAGCTTTTCTATTCCTGGCCAAAAGAAACCAGTTAAGGTCAAAATAGGCGGTCCTGGAAGAGAGATACCCCTCCCAAAGACGTGGGATGAAGGTGGTTGGTAATTACCCGACAGTAGTCTTTGTACCTGACCACAACCCCATTGCTGACAACGCAGCAACAATTCCTTCAAGTGAATTAAGCTGCCAGGTGTTATCACCAAATACAAGGAAAACAACAACACCTACTACAAGAGCAAATGCTGGAATGTACCTTTTGTTTAGAAACTCAGTGAACTTAACTACCTCCACGATACCGAGAATCATTGGGATCCCAAGTAATGTATCCATGTTACTTTTTTCTTATTGAATAAGCCCAGTTATCAAGTATCTTCGCTAACTGTTCCCGAAGGTACTTAATAGTATTAAGACGTTTAAGTGCATCTTGTGCAAACATTGTATCCATATAGGGCATCGGGTCTGTTTTAACCCATGCTTTACCGTCAAACACTTCAAACTGGAAGTGAAGGTGGTCGCCACTTGAATACCCTGTATTATCAGCCCACCCAATAAGTTGACCGACAGATACTTTGTCGCCCACTTGTGGCTGGTAGCCCATCAGATGCTCGTATATGTGTCTAAACTGTATGCCATTAACGTATGACTGTACACCGACATCAAGGCCTGATCGTGGATCAGTATCTATTCGGTACACAATGCCTTCCTGAGCGCAATATACTTCTTGACCGTGTTCCGCACGAAGGTCAATCCCACCATGTCCCTTAGGGCCGTACAGTGACTTATACCCTTCTGGTGGGTTTTTGCCGTCACAAGATTTGATGGTTTTTTTACCATCAGTAGATATGCAAACTCTGTTGGCACCAAATTCTTGGTTCATAATAAAGGGTTTGATCGGTTGGAATAGTATTTTGGGTTTCATTTTAAGTATTCAGAGTACCTAAGCTTTCCTCTGTTAATTGGTTCTTCTATGAGATCCTTGTATTTATATTCTGTGGGCATTGTAAAGTTTTCTGACTTGAAACAAATACCATCAAAAATGGGAACGGTGCTCCCCACATCTACATTAAACCTCTTACACCAATGAATTATGGTGGTGTGGTCTTTGTTAAACATCTTCCCTATTTTAGGGTAAGACATACCTTGAGAACGGAGAACAAGCATTTGGTAAACGAACACGTAGTCATCTTTTGTGTACCTGTATGCTTTTTTCCGCATAGTTACTACAGGTAGTTTACCACACACATTTTTTGTTGTGCATTAAGTATGGGGATAACCCGTTGACACGTTTGACACTATCTGTGCTTTTTTGTTACTATATTTAGTATAGTAATAAACAAACAATCATGTATTTTGAAGACAAAATGTTGTGGGGTGGTGTAGCTGTTTTGGTAGTGTGTTTTCTCCTTTACAAGATAAACATCCTCAATGAAACTACTTCGCAACTAGTAATCGGGGCGTGGGCTGTATGGCTATCAATGCACAATAGAATAACCAGAACTATTGCTATTTCTTCTGTGATTGGTCTTCTTGGAAGTGTCGAGTTTGGAGTACCCCTAGGGCTGCTCCTGTTTGTAGTTTCCCTGGTCGCTTTCTGGTACGCTTGGATTTAAGCCGATTTATTGAAGATTTCCCAGCACCACTAATAGCACGGTTTGACAATGATTTCCCTATAAAACCTCCTACACCAGGAGCAACACTATTGAGTATGCTTTCACCAGCAATAATTGCTGCGTCTCCACTTTTGCGTCCAAGCATGGTGCGGAATCCAGGACGTTCTACCACTGAACGCTGATCTAAGAACTCAAGCGCTTCCTTAGCGCGTATTTTCATCATGGAATCTCGGTTAAGGTCTGCTACCATTTTAAGACCCTGTTTCTCTGCTACATCTTCTATTGTTTCCATGAAAAGAGACCCGAGATGTGTACGGACATCCATTGAAAGCTTTGGTGAATTGAAGTTGACTGCTTCACGAATACCACGCTTCATGTCGTTTAGTTCTGTAAGTGGCACAAGATCCCCTTTGTACTTGGTGTAATCATCCATTATCTTATCTACTTTGCGGAGTGCTACATCTACCTGTCCACGGTTAGCAAACGCTGTACGGACAAGGTTTTGTGCCTCAGTGCGGAGTGCTGTCATCGGCACATACCCTACAAGTCCTTTACGAGAAGCTTCTTCAAGGCCACGCTGTAGTGCTTGTTCGTTCATATCAAGCTCATCGTCGAGTTTCTTTATTGACGCGGTGCTGCTATAGCGAGGGATTCCGTTTGCATCTTCAACGACATCGGGGAGATAATCTCCATCTACAATGGTGTCCACTGGGTCTACCTTCTGTCCCTTGAGGTCTTTTGGAGCAAGTACTTGTCCTGCCTTAGATGGGGCAGAGGCACCTGATTGGCGGATTTCTGCCTTTGTAGCGTCTTCTACGGTTTTCATAAAACCAGTCTTTGCGGCACCTGCTCGAGCAGCATCAGCTACGGTACCCATACCTACACGGGCTACTTTGAAAATAGGAACAACCGACACTATATTGCCTATAGCGCCTATGTTTTTAGCCGCATCAGGATGTTGTGCGGCAAATTCCTGCCATTGTGAGTAGACTTTTTCTCCCCCTGCTTCTTGGAGAAGCGGAGCAATAATTTTCTTTCCTACAAAGTCCATTGTTGCGTCATACCCTGGGATGAGCCCAAGAGCAGCATCTGTAGCATCTACTACACCGCCAGCAAGTGCGCCACCAGTTTGGATAGCACCTGAAACACCTTGTGATATATCCCCTTCAGCAATACCTGTAGAAAGCTTTCCGAGTGCTTCACTGCCTTGAGCAAGACGGTTCTCCATCTTACCTGGTTCTTTTGGTGGTTCTATGGTTCCGGTACCAAGTCGAGAAAGCACGGTTGTTTGTTCAGGTGTTGCACGTGGAACACTTGTTTGGAATTGAGTGGGGCCGATAGGAGCTGCTTGGCCACTACTTAGTTCTCGATAATATTGGCTAACTTTCTTTGTGTATTCTGGGACATCGTACTGAACACCTTGGCTGTTAGTACCACGAAAACCTTCTTTGTATGCGTCCGCCTTACCGCTGTTCCACAATGATGCTATCTGTGCTGGATTGTACCCCTGGTCTTTCAGTTCCTTGATTCGTGAGTAGGCAACTTTATTCTGGTTTTCAACGGTGAGTTCTGCATTAGAATCTTGAAGATACTGCCCTGCCCACTGCTTCCAGGTGTCAGGCATGAATTGGTACGCTCCAGTCTCTCCAGAAGCTCCTTTTGCGTTGTATGGGTCTGAGGAACTCCCCGTCTCAGCACGACGGATTGCTTTTGCGAGGTTTAATGCTTGTGGATCAAGTTGTGGGTTCATATTACCACTGTTCTGCGAATGAATTACCTCCAAACCCTCCCTGTTGCGAGTATGAGCCTATCTGTTGGTTGTATGAAGCTACAGTGTTACTTACCATGGTCTTCATTGTGCGCTCTACTTCCTGGAGTGCGGCTAGAGATACGGTGTCTGGTATCTTCTCTGCAGCCATAGCTTGTGTTGCGTCAGTTGGAGTACCACCACCGAGGATAGATGCGTACTGTGAGCGAACTGTCTGGAGTGCAGAACGGAACGCAACGACATCTTCATTAGAAGTAAGACCACGGGCTACACTTTGGTTTAGTTGGTTAATGAGTGGTACGGTGTAATCGTTAATACCCCCTCGATTCATAATATCAAGCATGAGGTTAAAGTTTGCATCAGCTGCACCACCAAGTGTTTGGATTTGTGCTACCTGACCAGTAAGAGTTCCCGCCGCGCCAAGCTGTGCTCCTCCAATGTATGAGTTAGCACCCGCTACTCCAAAAGTACCACGCTGGTAGCTTGGTGAGCCACCAAGAGCCTGTTGAATCATCTGGAGGTTCTGCTCTGGAGAAAGCTGTGGGTTGTACTGTACTCCAGCGTCTGGGAACTGCTCAATGAGTGATTGAGCTTGCTGTGCAGTAGTATATCCAGCCCATCCACCAAATCCACCACCAGCCTGTTCACCAGTTGTTGGATTAAAGAGGCCAGACGAATATGGCACTTGAAGAGGCTGTGCAAGCCCTCCAGCAGCGTTAAGACCGGTGATCTGCTGTTGCTGTTGGGTAAGTGTTGCCTGGAGAGATGGATTAAAGGCTTGCGCTGTTTGTTCCTGTCCAGTGAGTTGCTGTGCTGTACCTTTAAGTTCAGCATCAAGACCTTGTGCTAGTGCGTTCATACGCTGTGAAGCGCTTTGTGACGCTATAGCGGCGTTTCCTGAACCAACCACGTTAGTACCCGTTGAAAGGTTACCCGCTACGGCACCAGCCCCAAGCTTACCAACACGAGCAATTTCCTCCCCGTATTTTTCAGACGTTGCTCGAGCGTTATCAGCAATTGCTTTGTTTCCTGCGGCAATACGTTCCATTTCCTTTCGTGCTCTTTGCTGGTCACGAGTTGCGTTAGATGCACCCAAAAGGCTTTTAAGTATGCCAGCAAATGGGGTTACTTCCTTTGCGTTTTCTTTAACTGGTGAAGGAGTAAGACCGTTATTAAGCTGTGATTGTATTCCAAGAGCCTGTGTACGGATATTGTTTAGTTGAGCATCACGATTCATACCAGTAGTAACTGGTGGCGTGTATGTTGTGTTGCTTGGTGTAGCACTTGGTGCTGGCTGAGGTGCCATGCTTTGTGGCCCATTGAGGGAGAAACGATTTATAGTTCCTTGGACATCAAGAGGCGCTTTTACAGTAGCCGGCGTAATGTTCATTGCCGGTGTAGTTGTTTTGGTACCAAAGCTAGGTTGCGGGTACTGTGTATTTGACCGCATCCCAAACTTTACCTGGTTACTTTTTGACTGTGCCATATATTATGTAGTTCCACTATAAAACAGATTCGGGTTGAATGGGAGTGGCTGTGCCCCCAAATCCACGTTTACACTTTTTGTTCCAGCGTACGATTCAAGAAGAGTAAGTCGTTCATCGTAAAGAGTTTTATATTTCTTGAAGGCATTATCGTCTTTTACGATGGACGAGTAGTACGTCTGTAGTGCTCCATATACAAGCATGTCGTGAAAGTCCTCTTGAAGCAAGGGGATTTGTCCAATGGTATAGGCAGAAGCAGTTGTTGATGGTGCTGTCTGTATTGGTGAAGCAAGAAGTACATCAGTATCTGATGTGAACCGAAGAATTGGGTACCAGATACCATCCCCTGATGGGGGAGTAATACGAAGTCCAAGGTTAAAGAACGTAAGATCTGTGTTGAGCGGGAAACCACCAGTGGTGTTCCATGCAGTTGATGTACCAGTTATTTGGTTATCCCCTGCAGCTATGCTTGATAGGGTTCCTGTACTGTAGTCTGCAAACGAGAGGTCTGAAACTCGAGCTTTGTAGTTGAAGGTGATGACATTCCCTGAAGACGATGGGATAGGCCAGAACATAACCTGGTTTTGGTAAATGAAGAAGTAGTTTGGTATGTCTGAGTTGTATGGAAGCGAGTTAATAAGTGTCCATTCCTGTATGGTTCTAATAGGTGCTGGTGTGTATTGGAGCTGTCCAACAGAGATGGTGTCATTTTTGATTTTTGAAATATGCGGTGGAATAGGGTACGCCTGGACACCAAGTCCTGATTGCGTAGTAGTAGTACATGCTGAAGTAAGCGCCGGCTGCCATGTAATGGCTGTAGATCCTTGGCGAAATGTAACGTTTCGTTGTTCCCCGTTATCGAATACCACCAACTGTTGTACAGTCTGATTTGTCCATGTAGAAGCAAGAGTCGCAGAAACAGAACCACTTGTTGGTGCAATTGTTACTTCCACGTCATCAGCACCAATAGTAGTGGTGTAATATGTGCGCTCATTATCAAAATACTTTTGAATCAGATACCGATGCTGGTCACTAATAAGCTGCCCTCCAAGCGTATCGTTGTCCGTCGATACGTTGTTTGAGAGGTTAGTGAATAGGTTTTTAAGTCCAGTGAAAGTTTTCATATTTTATGACACTATAAAGCACATATCTATTGCCCAATCATCTGTTAAATAAGGCACATAGACTTGTATCGAATCACGACTAAATCCAACCACAGTTGCTCTTGCTCGTATCCCCGAATCGGCAGTAGAGACGTACGCACTCAAAATATGGTCTTCGCTTTGATTTGCAAATACGTTTGCATCAGTAGATCGGCTTACAAGAAGACCACTTGAGCTTTGAGCGGGGACAGTTGCTGATGAGCCATCAAATTGAGTCGTAGGAAACGGGTATTGTTTACTACCAGTTGTCACCGTGTTACTAGTGGCTGTTTGAAAATAAAACGAAGGTGTAAGTTGTGCTTCCCCGTAATAAAAACCACGGTATATTTCACCAGATGTATTATAGACAATGGAATGTGCCGTGATACGTTGTGGCGTAAATGTTGAATTTAAGAACAAAGTGTACGTTTGGCCTTGTGTTGCCATGGTGACAGAACCCACAATACTGCATGAAGGAATGACACTTTCTTCCTTTATTTGAAGACTATCTACACCGTTGTGAGTATGGTTAGGTATGGTATTCAAACTAAAACGCGACGAGTTATTTTGTCTCGCTATTTCTTCTCGTATAAGTTGTCGTACTTTATTCTCGTCCATATTAACGGAGTCTTATTTGATTCAGGCGAACAAATGATGACGATGTAGTGCCTCCGGTGGTCACAACTGCTCGGAATTGCACCCATTGAGTCTTTTGAAATGCTTGTTTGAAGTACCCTGAAATTCGGTTATTTGACTCTTCAATGACCGTACCACACGATGTCCACGCTGCTGTGGAGTTCAAGCGGTAGTACAACTGTACTGTATCACCAGATGTAAGTGGCGTGGATACCTTATATTCCACTTGTGAGAACGTCTGCTGGTCAAGCTGAGTTCCTGTAGGGAGAATGTCTGTTTCAACTATGTATTGCGTAACCGGTGTAGTTGAAGTCCCGTCAATACCAAAGGTAGACGTACCCACACTGTAACTGTCTTGCCATGCCGACCAATATTGAGGCGAAATTGCATTTTGTTGCAATGCTGGAAGGATTATGGTCGCGCACCCGTCATAATCACCGTATGATGACTGGTTTTCAAGGCGGAGAGCCATACCTACTGATTGATTGGGGTCTACGTTTTGAGTTGGAATAAATGACCAAATACCACCAGCGTTACCAGCTTTTGTGGATGTTTGATCAAGTATGGAGAAGTACACACGCCCTCGGATATACGCTGCATCACCCCAAGTAAAATACGGCTCTATGTACGTAAGCGGTGTTCCTGGTACTCCAGCAACGTAATCCGGCACCTTTAGTACCAATGAAGCAACTGAATTGTTAGAAATATATACATTTCCTTTGTTGCCAGCAAAGATGTACGCCATGTTATTGACGTTTATCATCACCGATACATTTCTTTCTGGTAACTGAATGGCATCACTCGGTATAGCGTCTACCTGATTCCAGGGGTACACAGCAGAACCTTCACACCCCACCAACACTGTATTACCTATTTCAACCAAACAAGTAGCTTGTTCATAGAAAGGAAGATTTAACCGTTGCGGTTGAAATTGGAACAAAGGAGTTGAATCTGATGCTGTATTTTCTTGGTTACCTACTGGCCAGAATGTATTAAAGTACTGATTACCTACTGCACCGGTTTGTATGTTTAATGCAGTTGCAGTTGTGGGGGTCGAATGTACAGTAAATACGCCATCACCGACACTATATTCAATATAATAAATAACGTTATCAGTAATTGCAGTTGGTAGAGTACCCTCAGTGTCTGTAAAGAAAACTACAGGTACTCGAGTACCACTTGTTAGATACGGAATGGAACCATTTATAAGTTCTGTAATGGTGCCAGAAGTACTTGAACCGGTATACTTTGCGTAAGATTGAATATTTGCCTCTGACGTAACCAAAGACGTTGTTGGTGTCAATTCACCAATAAATTGGTTATCTGTGTAGTACATTTTGCCCTGAGAACCCGTCATGGCAAAGTTATTGTGAGTCGGGAATGGGTTAGTTAAATACCCGTCAGTAACTTGCAAATATGTACGTCCAAGATTTGTTGTTTGCTTGCAAAGTAGGCGTTCAATATCTACGGCCATTAACCAACCATTTAATACGGCAATACCACCGATACTCAAAGACGAATAGTTTGTTGGGTCTGCAAGCATCCAAGTAAACCCTGATGTTGTGTATGCTTTTGTATCATATACCCACGTGTACCCGTTTACGTCCAACATGTAATAGCGGTATTCGGTATCAGTAGCGGTATTATAATTTTCTGTAGCTTTAGCCACCATTTGACCTGGTGTAGCCACTGTTTCAAAGGTAATAGAACCTGTTGTACCGTGTGTGAGCGGTGTCCCACCGAGAGGATCGTAGAAATCTGACAATTTAATAGTTGTACCAGATTTGTATGAAACAAAGTAAAGACCGCCTGGGTTAATCCATTCAACGTTAAATACACCATTCTGGTTAAAAACGTGTACTGTGTAAATACCAGATTGATACACGCGGTCACCACCAGTACAAAGTGCGGCACCTGTCACGTAACGTATTACTGCGACACCAGATCCTCCAGAAAGACCAATATTGGTATTAGAATTACCACCAGCACCACCACCAGTGTTTGCTGTTCCCGCAGTACCCAAAGTACCAACACCACCTGTACCACCACCTCCAGAACCTCCTGTTCCAGCTGTGCCGCCAGCAGCAACACCACCGCCTCCACCACCACCATACGTGACTGAAGTACCGGTAATAGTAGATGCAGTACCTGCGCCACCATTGCCTCCAACTGAATCTGCAGCCGCAGAACCAGCGCTGCTTGACCCTCCTCCTCCACCTCCTGAATCTGTACCAGTACTGTTACCCGCACCACCATTATTACCAGCTGTTCCAGTACCACCAGTTCCACTAGAAGCACCTCCTCCTCCACCTCCTCCTGAGGCTCCTGAGGCTCCGTTTACATTAGTAACGCTGGCACCACCACCTCCTCCACCGATAGCCGTGTCCACTGTTTCAATGATAGTGCTACTTCCGTTTGAACCAACCGCACCAGGATAACCGCCCGAACCACCATCACCAACAGTGATATCAAAAGAACCGACAGTAAACGTGTCAGAACCTGTTGCCACTTCTCCTCCACCTCCTCCTCCGGAAGCACCTGTGGATGTAGACCCACCAGCACCTCCTCCTCCACCTACTGCAAGATAATCAATTGCAAGAGTTGTTGGATTAGTAGCTGCAGTTATGCTGGTTACTGTAGAGGCTGTGACTTTTATCCATTGACCACCCTTAAGAGCTGCCGGAGCATCAAATAAAGTAGCCCCATTAGGCGTAAGTGTCTGAGCAGACAGGGCTGTTTGATGTAACGCGGTTCTACCATATGACGCCATCACTTCACCTGTTTCAGTAGCAATGTTTACGTTCTGAAGATTGGCAGTACCAAGAAGCGGAGACGGTGCAATACCATTTTGCACACCGTCCCAGACGAGATCTTGTCCTAATCGTGTTTCTTCAGAGCGCCATGCCATATCTATTTGTTGTTACATGGGATACCGTATTTCTGTATTTCTTGCAGGGTACGGTTCATGTCTCTCATATTATCCCTGAATTCTTGACGTTCAACAGACTCTTTTTCCTCCATTTCAATAAGTTTGTTCAAACGTTCTGTAGTATCGTGGTTTGCATATTCTGCAAGACGATTGAGTTCGCTGGTTGCTTTTTCTCCCCATTCAGGAACAGTGTCCTTAATACCAAGTTTAGCGTTGATATAGGACATTAAACTTTCTTTGAAGAAGAGAATCACTAAAAGACCCACAATGAGGTATTCTTCAAAGTTTTGCCCTATGTGAGTAAGAATTTCCATCATGATAGTCCATTTATTGTTCCTACGGATGCTATCGCAAGATCATTGACGGTTTTAACCGAAGCTATTGCAAGTCCATTGACAGTCTTAATCCCTGACGCAGCTGCTGTGAGAGTAAGTGTTCCAGATGAGTTAAATTGTACCCATGTATATGAACCGTCGGTACCTGAAGTGCTACCACCAGTGTGTGTAAATTCTGATGTAAGGTACGCAATAATAACAACACCAGACCCACCAGAGCCTGACGTACCTGCGTCTGAAGCACCTCCTCCTCCACCACCAGTGTTTGCTGTACCACTTGTACCGCTTCCGCCAGTTGTAAGCGCACCCGCTCCACCACCACCTGCTCCACCAGCACCTCCAGTTCCTCCTGTACGAGAACCACCCCCACCTCCACCACCACGAGTGACTGATGAGCCTGTAATTGAGTTTGCTGTACCATCTCCTCCGGCACCGGCAACACCACCTGCAGTACCAGAACCACCACCGGCACTAGAACCTCCTCCACCTCCTCCAGGGAAAGGTGAATTTATATTTCCGTTACCTCCCGAGTTTCCTTGACCAGCGGTACCAGAACCACCGGTACCATCATATGCTCCTCCTCCGCCAGAACCACCAGTTGCCGAGCTTCTTGGTGACTGACCACCTCCACGACCACCTCCCACAGAAGCAGTTGCAAGGTCAGTTATATTTGAATTTGTACCGTTGTTACCCTCCGCATTACTCACTCCAGAACCTCCTCCACCAACAGTTACAGTGTATGACTTGGCAGTAACAGTAAAGGCAGCGTCGTACTGGTAACCTCCAGCACCACCTCCTCCAGAGCCTCCGTTTACGGAACCTCCTGAACCTCCTCCAGCTATTACTAGTAGTTTTGCAGAAGCCATATCACGGTCTAATTACCCAATCCTCGTCTTCTTCGCTCCATACGTAATCTCCTCTATCTACTGGTTTTGGTTTAGGGGCAATGTATACACCTTTTTGAGTATCAAGAACCCATGAGTTGAATTGTTTTGGCGGTAGAAAAGCGTCAAGAACGCTATCGTATGTAAACCCAACACCTGCATAGTTTCTCCGAGAACGTGCTTTTACGTCCTCGACACCTCCGGCGTTTCGTAACGAATCCTTTTCTTGCTGTGTATCACCTTTTTTGTAGTCTCCCTCTTGTGTGTTGTATGAAGTCTGTATCCACTCTTCTTTTACGGCGAATTCACCAGTGTTTGGGCAAAGCCAACCACCTTCTGTCTCAAGTACCTCTGGTTCAATAACGATTACTGATGTAACTATTGAATTTTTAACTCGAGCAAAATGAGCCATACTATGTGTGAGTTATGTAGTCTGGAGATGGGTTAAATATCATTGAATCTGCAGTGAGGGCAGCACCAAGCACACGGATAACTGCATCAGTAGTAACCGGTTGTGTTTGTGTAACATCCCCCGCTGTTTCTGAAACATAGATTTGGTTGTTGACTGTAAACGTCGGGAAATTTACGTCAGCGCGGATTGCTCCACTCAAAAGAATGGTACACGCAGCACCATCAGTGCCGGCAACGACTACCATACCAATGGTTCCTCGTGAATCACCGTCGGCACCAGCAGCTGCGTTTGCGTCACATGCCTCCCATCGTGAGTCTGTTGGATCAAGGTACACCACGTCACCAAACGCTTGGGTATACCCTGCGGTACCTGTAATGGTAATACCTGTCCAGGTACCATCAGCTGAAAGTGATGGGTCAAGCCCAATAGATGCTCCTTCAGCAAGAAGTTGTGTACCAGAAAGGTTTGCTGTGGTAATTGCTGGAGAAGTAAGTGTTTTGTTTGTAAATGTCTGTGTACCTCCAAGAGTAGCTACCGAAGCGGTGTTTGTACCCGCGGTTGTTACACGCAAATCACCCGTAGAAACGGTAAGTGTACCTGATGCTGCGGTGATTACTGGGTCAGAAGCGCCAGCGTCAAAGGTGAGTGTAGTAAATGTACCAGTACCAAGGGTGAGTGTGTTGCTTGCAATTGTCCCAATAATAGGGCTTGTGAGTGTCTTGTTGGTGAAGGTTTGACTTGCTGTAAGCGTTGCAATTGTATCTGTAATCGCAGGGAGGGTGAGTGTAACAGTACCAAGTGCTCCAGTAGTAGGAGCAAGTGTTATGGTCCCAGATGTTGCGTTGCGGAAACCAATGCTTCCTACTGCTGATCCGGCAGTACCAAGAAGCAATGATGTTGCTGACCCAGCAACAAGTGTTGTAAATACACCAGTAGTTGGTGTTGTGGCTCCTACAGTACCGTTAATATTGATTGAGGCTGTACCAGTAAGGTTGGTAACGGTACCTGAAGTAGGTGTACCAAGTGCACCTCCGTTTACTACAAAAGCTCCGGCGGTTCCTGTGTTTACAGCAAGCGCTGTCGCTACGCCCGTTCCTAAGCCTGATATGTTTCCTACTGTGTAGCCTGTACAGTTAGTCAATGTTCCTGAAGCTGGTGTACCAAGGACTGGAGCAACAAGAGTAAGAGAGGTTCCATCAGTGGTAGCACCTGTGATACCTCCAAAAGCACCTGCATTGTTGTACTGTACTTGTGTATTTGAACCACCTGGATTACCAGTACCTGTTGCAGAAAGCGTGGTTCCATCAAATGAAAGTCCTGAGCCTACGGTAACTGCCGATATTGCGGTACCGTTACCTTTGAGAATACCAGTAATAGATGTGCTTATTGTAATGGCAGGGGTTGTTGTTGATGTTGCAACAGAGCCAGCAAAACCATTTGTACTGACTACTGAAACATCTGTTACTGAACCTGACCCAGCACCAGAAAGATCCACAAGAAGTCGGTGTGTTGTTGGGTTGGCATAAAGAGTTACAGGTGTTACCCCGTCTACGGAAGAAACTGCCAGGAGGGTTGTTACAAAGTTTTGATCTCGTGAGGCATCCATAATTACGTTTCGTCAATTAGTAGTTTCCCAGTGGAATCTACATATAATGGTACAAGAGTTACACCGTCTACACTTGAAACAGCGAGCAATGTGGTTACAGAGTTTTCGTCACGCAGTGCTCGTTCAGGACCATTATCTGAACCTGTAGTGTCATTATCTACCGAAAGAGCATGTGTGACTACATTTGCTTCCACAGGGACAATGGTTGCACCATCGGTGTTTAATACACCAATGATTGTGGTCGCGTTGTTTTCATCTCGTTTAGCGTTTGCCATATATTAAGCACTTAATGACGCCGCCAGAGCAGCTTTAGCCTTTGCATCTTTTAATATCTTACCTGCGGTTCCTGCTGTTACGTACGGAGCAAGGTCAGTAGTCCAAGGATCCCCAGCAGAACCTGCACCATTAAGCTTCTCACCCATTGTACCTGACACGTTGTACTCTGCGGCAAAAGCATTCCACACAGCCGCAACAATTTGTTCCACTTCCGCTTCAGATTGGTTTACAAATATGTTTGCGGTCATCTCTCCCAGAGCTTGTTGTGATGCAGTAAGTGTTCCTTCTCCTGTAAGATTGGCTACCATCCCAGCCAGTGCACCCGCCGCTGCAGTTAAATCACCAGAACCGACAAGGTTCGCTACAGCAGTAAGTTGCCCCGAGACACTAGCTGTTAGTGACCCAGAGCCAACAAGTGACGCAATCATTTGTACAATCAAACCAGCTGCAGCATTTGTGACATTACCCTCTCCAGTTAAATCTGCTGTACCGAAAAGACCAGCAATAGAGGTTCCTGACACCGATCCTGTGCCTGGTATGTATGTACTCATACCACCTTCTTTTGGAGCTAAAACCAGGCTGTATGGAGGTCTATAACCAGAACCTGGTTGACTCATTCGATCTGTTACATTAACTACGTTGTTATCTCCCACGTAAAACGTCATCCGTTTATTCAGATTGAGATTGTAGGTAGGGTCTAAGTTGCCTCCCAAAGAGCGATTCTGGTTGGCATTTCTAACTGCGTAGTTGTTCAGTAGCATTTTAATTCCAGATAAAGGTCAAATCACCCGAGAAGGTTGCGTTAGTCGGAGTAGTGGTTGAACTCATGTAGAGCCAATACAATGCAGCACCATCGTAAATACGAGGCATTGAAGGGTAATCAAACTGTAGATTACGTTCAGCAGCTTGGCCAAGTACGTTCAAAGGTACACGTGCCAATTCTTTAATCATACCTACTGAGTACTCTCCAGAAACGTATGAGGTAGAGTTTTGGATTGTGTTAATTTCAGCAATACCTGCGTCTCCTGACTGCAAAGGCACTGTGTAGTTAAATTTACCAGCACCAGAAGCACCTGAATAAAGAATCAGGCTATTTGATGCGGCTGTTTTCCCAACGGGAAGTACTGTTGGCGTAGCTCTTGAAGTTGTTTGTGATGAATTGGTGTACCCAAGAGAAAGGTTAGGAGTAGCCGCACCCAACGCAGTTGCATTACTATTGAAGAATATAGCCTGTACGCCAGCACCATTAGTGTACCGTGGAAGAAGCCAGGTAATAGTTTGTGTACCTGTACCTGTTGAGGTGATGTTAATCGCTGTTCCAGCCACAGCGTTAGCGTAAGAAGTTGCTAGTTGAAAGGTAGTATCTGACACTTTAATCACATAGTAATCAGTGGCGGTAGCAAGACCTGCAGGAAGGGTGCCTGATGTTGTAAGACGAACTCTTGTGCCTGTAAGGATATTAGACGGAAAGTTTGCGGTAGAAGTGTACGTACAGATATCGGTAGTGTCATCTGCTGTAAACGTATCAGACTGACCAAGATTGTTTGTGGTTGCTTGTGCAGTAGTTGTTGTGACTGATGTCTTTCGGTAGAAGCCCACAACATCCACTAACACCAGCCACCCTGGGACAGTGGTGGCAGCAGAAGTCACGGCAGAAGCAGCAGCAAGTGACTTATAGAACGTAGGTTGTACAGCTCCACCAGTTTGCATTGACGACGCGTTTGTCGTAGTGTCTTTAACTGCTTGAAATTCCAAGTTTGTTCCTGTGTTAAACAGAGCATCTGGACCTGGATTACCACTTCCTCGGAAGAGGGTATGCACTTCACCAGCTACCGCAGCGGTAGTTGGATTGAACTGTTTTGTCCAGTTTGTCTTAAATGTTTGCCCTTGCGTAAGAGCATTTACGATTGCATCACTACTTGAAAAACCTGCCATAATAATATTTTATATTGTTAATCCCACACCACCTTCAAATCACCTACTAATGCTGTCGCTGCTAATGTACCCCTCGGTAACGCTAATAAACCAAGAAACGCATCGTCGTATATTCTTGGTATTTCCCCACCTATTAGTAGGGCATCTTTCTCGTAAGGAGCCGTTATCTCGTTAATTGCTGTCCGAAGCAACGGTTTTACCAGCACAAGAGCAAACAGCCCCACGTCTGCCCCTAACATAGTAACGGACTCAATACTTCGCACCCCACTATCGCCATCTTGTAAACCTATAAAAGGGCTTCCAGATTGCACTGCTGTACTTACTGAACTTGTAATTACTGATCCAATAGCCGTAGCCGCGTTCATTTGTACTGTTTTGGAAGTTCTTCCTGTAACACCGTCAGAGTTGGTATAAGTAAAGAAGAACGATTGCCCACCCACACCAGCGTTTGTAAGGATTGCCATAACTTGAACCCCTTCGCCGTCAGTGTACCTGGTAAGACTATTAGTGTTTACCATGTCTTGCTGGTCAGTAAGTGACATATCTACAAACGGATACACCATCAGATAGTCACAAAGTACCATGGGCATAGGTAGAGCGGTGGAAGTTGAAGTCATTGCAGTAATAGACCGTAAGTATTTTGTACTAGGAGACACGTTGGGGCCGTGCTGAAGGCCTCCATCAGTTGAACGGGCAAGAATAGTAGCAGTAAGAATGCCACCAATGAAGTACTGAGCTGGCGGATTGCCAGGGCTCATTGATGTATCAAACCAAATACCAGCCGTAGAGGCCTGTGAAGGCGTTTTTCTCCACACATAGTTACGAACCCGCCCTTCGAGTTCACAGTCTATTAGTTGTTTGGTGTTGACGATCATTAGTTTAATTTAATTCACTTTTCCCGTGGACAATGGCATTCATTTCCACGAAAATAGGCTCACCCATTTCTTGTTCTGCTTCCTGTGCTTCTTCTTTAATTTCTGGTTCCATATTAGTCTTCGGTTACTGTTAGTCCTGACGCTGCAAACAATGGTGTGATGTTTAGCGCCACTGCAAGTGAAGAGTTCAGGGCACCTGAGTACATGAGCACACCTGCACCTGATATTTCAGTTCCAATACCAACGTAAGTAATAGTGTTACCCGTTACTCCACACTGTGGGAAACTGATCTGACTAGCGTTTGTGGCGGTAGAACCTGAAACTGTCCAACCACCAACAGTTCTTGCTACTGCTACTCGAGCGTAGTTTGTGTACGTTGCTTCATTAGTTGTTTGGTCTCCTGCTTCACCAGGATCTGCTGTGTGAAGAGAAATATAGAATGAACCAGCGGTAGCAGAGTTTTGCAACCCCGCTGCGTCACCTACTGTTGCAAAGTCTACGTTGTTAAAAAACAACTGAAGTAATGCGTTTTCTGAAGCGTTTGATTTTGACATATCGAATTATATTAAGAATAAGTTACCCCTGTTAAATTATCACCGGTGTATGATAGTGTTTTCACTAAATCTATACCCCCAGGGGTTGCCCCCGACAAAGTGACAGAAGTTAAATTATCGCCTGTGTAGGCAAGAGTTTTATTAACCCCTGACGCATATGCAATGGAGGTAAGGTTGTCCCCTGTGTAAGTTAGGGTGGCATCTACAGCACTTAGATTTTTAGACACTGTTTCAAAAGAAACAGAAACTCCACCCCCACCACCACTTGAGACAAATTCAATACCAGTTTCTAGTGCGTTTACGGCAAGGTGTTGGTTAGCCTCACCAATGTAGCTACCTGGTACATCAGATAGTTGTGTAAACTTACTAGCTCCTGGTTGGTGTACTCTCATATTGACTTTAAGAACTCCTCTATTTTCTTTATCTTTTCTTCGTAGCTGTCTTTAGCTTTCTCGGCAACAGCCGAATCTTTGCTGTATTTCTCAATAAGTTCATCAAGTCTTATCTGCTCGGCGTTAAAAGCTAACTCATTCTCATGTAATGCGGTTTCCTGGGCTTGGACATCCTCCTCACGCCTGTTTACTTCAGCCAGACGGTCAGCTTGTTCGTTAGACAGTATTACAATCTGCTCCTTTAGCTGAGCCAATTCTTTCTCGTGTTCGTCGATGATAGAACCAAGCTCCATTACCTTGTCTTCTTTGTAGTCAATATCTGCTTCTAGGGCAATTATCTCAGCTTCAAGAGACTTCTTTAGGTTTTTGAGGCGGAGTTCCTCTACCTGGAGCATTGTGATACGGTTTTTACCCTCCTCAATCGCTTGAGTGGTTTTTGCATCCAAAACTACAGTTGTGCCCATGTTATCTACTTGCATATTACGGAGCTAATTCAGTAGCAGCGTACCGTGGTGAAGTCCCTGCTATTGTAATGATTCCGGTGTAAACAGCTGTATCCGCTGAGGTGAGAACACCCCCAGTACCATCATCCGCGACTGATGAACCCCTCAAAACAATGCTAAAATCAGAAGAAGTAGCCCCTGATCCATATTTAACAAACAGTGGGTTTGTTCCTAGGTTTTGAATCATAAAACCCACTCTGGCTGAATTAGAAGCCAGGGCAGTTGTTGCTGAAGCAATCGGAGTGACGGTAGCGCTCTGTGTTCTTACTGTTGGGTTCATTTTCTATTTTTTAATCGGTTAAATTCTCGTTCAAGGGTTAATTCACGGTCAAGAAGTTGCTTTTCACGCTCTTCTAGCTGTTTACGGGTGTTTTCTACCCGTTCTTCTTTTATGATAACGTCACGCTCGCGTGAAGCAACGGCTATATCCCTAACTTTAAGATCCTCATTAACCTCATTGATTACGCTTAAAGTAGCGTCTGCACGTGATTGTACGTCATTGAGAGCAGTGGTAGCTTGTTCATATACAACTTCAACGTCCTTGCCAAAAGCAACAAGCACGTTCCATGTGTTTTTAAGTTTTTGCTCTAACGCTTCAAGTTGTTTTTCCTTGAGAATGACCTTTTCAGTCAATGTCTTTAAGGAAAAACTCCTTGTTTCTATGTCTTTTTGCTGTTTTACAAGATCTTCTTCACGAGAAACCAGAACATTTTCTCGGATATCTAACACCTGAGTGCCGTCTTGTATCTCTTTTCTGAGATCAGCCACTTCTTTCAGTAAAGAATCACGTTTCGACTTTGCGTCATCGGTTTGTTTCTTGATTTCTGTGAGGGTTGCAGTGCGAAAAGAGGCCAATGAGGCCTCTTCTTGCGCTGCTATTTCTCTCAGGTTATCTACTCGACGAGCAAGTTTAACCCCTTCCTGGATCGCAACACGTTTTTCTTCTGCCTGAAGCCTTGATATTTCTTGTTTTGGGAGAAGTTTTATTGGCATGTTACTTTCCTTCAGCTTTCTTTCGTAGGTTGTCTCTGAGTCCTATTGCTTCTGTGTTCAGTTCCCCGTCTTCATTCCTTGAAAGTTTCTCTTCAAGAGGTGCTACTTCTACTTTTTGGACTAACGCTCTTGCTACAGGAAGCGGTTCAAGACACTTTTGTATAAATGGAGTAAGTTGTTCTATCGAATAGGTTCCTGCGCTATGAATACCATTGAGCCGTGCTGAACCGTCAGGATTACGCTCCTGCTTCATCAAATTTTTGTACTGCTGTGACTTATAGAACTCGCGCTCTGCAAGGTCTTTAGCAAACTTCTTTCTGATGTGCTGGATTTCTAGTGGCGAATGTTCAGGTATGACCATTGGTGACGTGGTTTCTGCAGCAAATGTGTACTGCTTGCCACCCCATTTACCAACAAAGTCTTCGTTTGACCAGTTTGTAAAATAAAACACTCCTGTGAAATCTTCAGGGAGAGAAGTTTCATACTTCATTATTGATTTGTCATCAAACATATCTTATTCAGATTACAACCGTATTCTCTACGGCGTGAGCTTAATGTGCCCATCCCCACCCATCCACAAATGGGCAGGGGGGACACACTAGACGTTGATGAATACAGATCTGTATTCAGTGTCAACTCCAGCCGCCGCTGCGTAACCAAGTCGAGAAGTTGTTGCCGCTGCAACCGCTACTGAACCAGCTACTGAACCAGGGCTAATACCAAGTCCGACACCAATTGCTCCCTGTGCGAGGCAAGAAGTGACGCCCTTTGTAACTACGAAGCCGTAATCTCCTGCTGCAAGTGCGTACATAGTAACACCAGCTACTGCACCTGTTGCAGTTGTTGGGTTTATTACGATGTCAGCACCGTGAGCTGGGATAAGACATACTTCTGAAGCTGACGTAAGAGCTACAGTTCCTCCTTCCTCAAGGGTAAGAGTAAGTGATGCGCTTGCGCTAGCTGCTGGGTGTGACGCGATACGGAGAGTTTGACCTTCACCGTTGTTGTCATTTACTACCACGAAGCCTCCCGCGTACTGGTTTGCAGTAGCAGCAGTAGCTCCAAGTGTGACAGTAACTTTTGCAGGTACGTTGCCGTTAGCTGAATACGGTGTGTATGCAGTTACTGCAATGTTCTGATGGTTTGCAACTACAGCAGCATCCTGTGTAAGGACACCAGCAACCAATGCAACGCCACCATTTCGTACAAGCATGACCTCGCGTCCATCAGAGAGATCCCAACGTGTTCCAACAAGTGTCTTGAGCGAAGTATCTGTTGATACCTGGAAAAGACCATTAGATACGAGTGACACTGGACCAGTGGCTCCTCGTTGTGTAATTGAACTCATTTTAATTATTTTTATTTACTAATTCCCTATCCGTGTGACTGTACCCGTAGTTACTTCCTCACGGAGTAGGCGTCATAGCGGCACTCGTCCTGAACCACCACATGTGGGACAGAGAGTATTGCTGTCTATAAGTCCTGTACCATGACATGCAGGGCAAGGCTTAAAAGCTAACTTTTTAACGGGTGCAACTTTCTTCTTTGCTGTTTTTTTTACAGCTTCCTTAACCTTTTTTACGACCTTCTTTGCAGTAGCCATAAACATGGTTATTACGCAGCACTTGTGAAGTTCGTCCACGTAGTAGATCCGTCAGTGTTGATGTAGAGTCGCGTTGAAGTTGATGAACCATCGAGACGAACGTACAACGTGCCTTTTGAAGCGGCAAACGTTGGAGCGCCAGTCCCGGATGTAAATCCAACTTGGATAGAAGCAAACCCTGGATCAACATCTTTTAAGTCAATAGACATATTAGATGGAAGCTAACTACTAAACTCCAGTGATACCAGTGAGTACACCCTGGCGGAATGGTGCTCGTGAAATGAGCTGACCACCAAGAACCATGAAGCCGTTGATCGCTGCCTGGTTGTATGACTTAATCATACCTGTCCATGTGAACGCATCTCCTGGAGCATAAATGCTGTCAGTGTATACGTTTCCTTCAATGTCCTTAGACTTTGGAGATACCTTTGTACCATCGAAGTACTTGAGTGCGTACCATTCAAGGAAGTTGAGGTTGAGCATGTAGAAGTAACCAGTTGTGACCTTCTTATCGCGGCTGATTACCATACCGTCCCATCGCTGTTCTGAGTAACCAGAAGTTGACGCAACCGTTCGCTGTGAAGGGCTGAAATCCTGGTTATTGCGCTGGAATGGAGTCTGGAGCTGCTCGAAGTAACCCCAAGTGGTGTAGTCAGTGATGATGAAATCAGGAATGACTGGACCATCTGAGATTGAGTTCCAAAGAGTACGTACCTTTACAAGTGAGATAGTTCCACCTGAAGCAGTTACAGTAGCGTTGAGGCCAGTGTATGTTGCTCGAGAAAGACCACCGTAGTTTGCAAGTGTAGTACCGTTGTCTACGATACCAGTAAGACCCATTGGAGCCTTTCCACCGAATGAAGTACCGTCACCCTGGAGGAAGTTACCGATGTCATCAGCAGCATCCTGTGCACGTGATTCCATAGTTACCTTCATAAGGTCAAGTGTCTGCATTGCAGTGTTGTTTACTGAAAGATCAGTTCCAGCAAGTGCTACGTTTGTTGCAGTGAAAGTAGGGTAGAACGTCATGTTTACCGCTACTGGCGTCTGTGTGATTGGAAGAAGGTCAAATCCGTTGAACGCCACAGTTCCTGTACCCTTTTGGTACTTCATTGGGAAGACCATCTGGCTACCATTCCACTTCTTTGTGTTCTGCATTACCTTTCCGAAGAAGTAGTTGTCTCGGAGAACCTGATCTACCCACTTTGGTGCAAGGTATTGGTTCGTTACTGTTGTAATAGTTAGTCCTGGAGGCATGTTATTTTAATCTTAAATGATTCCTTGTGACCGAAGCCATGCTTCGTTGGAATCCTTAGTAAGGTTTGAAGCTGCAGCGCTTCCACCTTGTACCATTGCTCGAGCAGAAATATCCTTTGCAGGATTTGCTGGCTTCTTCATCTTGTCTTGATATATCTCCCAAACTGCAAAGTGGTCAGCATATTGTACGATGTTTCCACTTGAGTCTTTTGGCGACATTTTCTCAAGGAGTTTGAAGAACTCGGTGCGATGAGCTGGTGTAAGCTCTGCGTTAATTTCGTCTTCAATTTGTTCTACCATCTCGTCAAGACGCTTTTCAGCGTTTGCCACAGCTTCTTGCTCCTTTACTCTTTCACTTCGTACTTGTTCAAGTACTTCACGTTTTGCCTCTTCCTTCACTCCAAGGAGTGCAGTTTTAAGGAGTTCGGTTGCTTCACGGAGTTCTGGTGTTTGCGTTCCGTAAATACGTTCTGCAATAGTGAGAAACTCTGATTCTTCAGATCGAACTTTTTGTGTTTCTGAAAGTGCTTCAAGACGTGCCGCAAGAGCAATACCTGCTTCTTTTTCAGCTTGAAGTTTCTCAATCAAACGTCGTTCCCTGCGGTTGCGGGGCTCTGGGTCTGCTGGGACTTCAGGTGTTTCTTCAGCCGGTGTTTCCTCTTGAGGAGGAGTTATTGGCTCTTCGAGAAAAGCAAATGGATCTTCTCCTTCTGGCTTCTTGAACTCGTCAAGGAACTGCTGTGCTTCTTTTTCCATATTTCAGGGTGCTTAAACGCCTATTTCTAGGACTTTAGTAACTTCAGGATTGTTCGCCCGACATCCTTAGAAACGGGGACTAGTACCCAACACCTTTTCCGGTACTGGGTGAATATTTTGCATCACCGTACTGGGGGATTGAGTTTGTTGACTTGGTGCGTTTATTTTTAAGCGCACGAATCTGTGAATCAGAAAGTGTTGACTGAAGTTTCTCTGGCGATGCCTTATATGACACCTTGCTTGCCATTTTATTTTTCAATGCTTTGAGGAGTGACATATGTGTATTGTTATATGGTTTGGTACTAAATCAACGGTTATGTTCACAGCGGAGGCATCTGGACATTACCTAGACCTGCATCAGCGGGGTTACGTGCGATGTTCTGCTCTGGTTCAGTTGTTGCTTCAGGAGGAGTGCCAGCTGCTTCAGCTTGTGCGTTCATCATTGTGCCCTGTGCTTGGTTTTGCATTTGAAGCATTGCTTGCTGTTGCTGAGCTGCTTGCATCTGTTGTGCAAAATCAGGGAAGTTGAGTTGTAAGTACGCCATTGGATCAAGTCGATACAGCACACCATCAGCTGCGGCTTCGTCAGCATTTGGGAACGAAAGCATACGGAGAAGTGTCTTTGGACCGATAGCACCTTTATCAAAGAGAGCTTGTGCAAGATTTATTTCAGTGATCTGGTCACGTGGGCGGAGTGAATCAGGGGAAACTGAAACAAGGAGAGGTACAGTGAATTGAGAGTTTTGAAGAGTGACGTATTCAATAGTCTTAGTAGTTCCCATGACGGTAGCAAAGTGCTTATCGTCGTAGAACACGTAGTAAAGTTGTACAAGCCAGTTAAATACGTTGTCAGCAACTTGTTCGATAGCATTTCCAATCCCACCTCCAATACGCGAAGAATCGTTCTGTTGGTTCAGGATTTGCCCTCGAGCAGTGGTGTCTTCGTCACTTGGTTGAGTTGTAATACCAAGAATACCCCATGACTGGCGGAGATCAGTTTTTGCTATCTCAAGTTCTGAGAATACCGAACGAGGAAGATCTTGTGCATTAAGTGGGACAATGGCTTCTGAAATAGGTCCACCAGAAGGAACAAGGATAGGATTTCCTTTTGCCCGTGCTGACGCGGCTTGTTTTGCTGTCTCTTCGTTAAAATTGTTTCCTGAGAAGGCGTATGAGTTGTTTGCAGCTGAGGTGTTGTAGTCGATCTGCTCGGTGCGGCGGCGAATACGGTTCTGGTTTGGGATGTTCTGCTCTACGAGAGAAGTGATGTCGTGCGGAGACTCTTGGAGAGAGAAGACTGAAAGGAACGTATATGGTTTCTTTGGTATTGCAAAATGGTTCTTAGGCTCTTCAACCATGCCTTCCATTTCTTCTCCACCTGGTGTAAGTACCGGCTGTGCGTAGTTAAAGTAAGGATTCTTTGATTTATCAAGAACCTTTAGCTTATAGGTAGTGAATGTGAATGAATCATCTGCAGCCCACCACTCTGTGTAAATAACCGGTGTACCAAGTTTGTATTCTACAGACTCTGAAATGTATTGTTTTTCTTCAGGGAACATCTCAATGAGTTTGTCTGCAGTAACTTCAATGCGCTCTCCAAGGTAGCCAATGAAATCTCCATATGCATCAACGTATCCATTAGGATCAAAAACAAAGTTTTGTATTTTGCGGTTTTGTACCGTTACATCGTTTACATTCTTGTCCCATCCATGCTTAAGCACTCCAAGGTGGTATATAGACCACTGACGAACCATGAGAGAAAGCTTCCTTCGAAGTACAAGTTCATCTGCGTGGTACTGGAGCATGATGCGAACAGAACGAGCAATTGCGTCTCCTTCCGAGGAGTCGTCCGAATACACCACTGGTTCTGGGTTCTTTGAAAGCGCTGCGGCAAGGAATGTTTCCTCTGCTTCAAACTGGAGGTTTGCGGCAATAGGAAGATCGTAGTCAGTAAGCCATTGACCGTCTTGTTTCTTTCCAATGTACGATTCTTTGTTTCGTTGAAAGATGGTTTTCATCCGCTCTTCGTAGGGGGCATATCGTTTTTCCCATTCTACTTTAAGCTTAAGGAGCTCTTCGTCAGAAAGTTCAAGAGTAAGGACGCCATACTTTTCACCAACAGCACCTTCTACTGTTTGGTCAGCATCGTCGTTTATTTTATTAACCGTGTTACCAACAAGGTCTTCAACACCTCGTATGTTTAATGAGAACGGATCTGTAGGGTTCGCCATGAGTGTATGGTACTACACTAATTATTCTGTGTGTCCACAGGGTTCCAGATATATTCGTTGTTGGTAAATGCGGACGCGGGGATAGCATTTCCTTCTTCAGCGACAAGTCCTCGTGCAGAGTCGATAGTGTTTCTTCCGGTAATGATAGCGGCTTGTCCTCCTCCGAAGCGTTCGAAACCAACATACGCATAGGCTAACGCATGAGCAAAGTGATCAGGTCCTCGTCGTTTCCAGACGTACTGAGCACCATAAAGGGTCTTATCATCTTTGTCCTTTGTCTCTTTCGAAAGAACTTGCTCTCGATACATGTACCCAAAGTGAGAGGCAAACTCTTCCCACTCTTCTTTCATACCATTAAGACGAATACGGCCAGTATCGCGGAGTTGTTCAACAATGAGAGTTAAGAGACGGTTACGATCTACGACAACTTTTCCGTACTCGTGGTCGGTTCCCCAGGTAGTAAAATCGACTGATTTTCTATCTTTTCTATAGTAACAGAGGAAGACACGACCAGGGTATTTCGCTTGGAGTTTACGCACACCGATAAGGTCACCTCCCTGGTCAAATACCGCGATGGATTGTTTGAACTTGTTGAGATGCTCTTCGATTCTATCGTACGGGTCCTTATAGTCTTGAAGCGTGGCGTGTTCGTAATAGAAGACACCCTCAGCGTTCATGAGACAGTAATGGATGCCGTGGCCGGTATCAGCTCCGATGATGACTCTTGATGTTTGTGGGTTGACAACGTTCTCACAGTTTCGAAGGACAACTTCAGGTTCAATACGGTCATCTGATGATACGTAAGGAAGTCCAAGTACGTAGTTCCAGAAATACTGTTTATCTTTAGTAGGATCGTTAAAGGCATTTAATATGTCCTTTGCAGATTTGTTATGGAGCATGAGCTGGGAGACATGCCAACCGGAGAAGGTACCAAGGAGAGGTTTACCATCCCATGCTACGCCGTATTTATTCTTCCAACGTCCTTTGATTCGGTGTTCAGTCTGGAGTTCTCCTTTACACTCGGTACATTGGTAGCATTCTCTTTCGGGGTCTATGGAGTCAGGCCAGATAAGTTGTTGTTCTACCTCACAGTGCGGACAGGTAATGTACCATTCCTTTTGATCAGATTGTTGCCAGTAGATGTCTACACCGTGACCTGAGAGAGAGGGGTGGGAGAAATACCATCTCCATCCTCCGTCTTCTTGTGCTTGGAGACGGGTTTCGTATTGGGTTATGACTTGAGGGTCAGAAGCGTCAACCTCATCGTGAATATTTAGACCTGACGGAACCATCATTGCGGCTTTGGCAGTCCAGGTTCCACGGTAGAAGATCATCGAGTCTCCGATAGCTTTTTGTTCGATAGTATCTTTATCTTTTACCCATTCCATGAGGATAGGGTTTTGAGCGATGATACGGTTGAAGGAACCACCTACCATGTCTTGTACATCTCCGGCGGTAGGAAGGGTATAAATAATCTGTCGGCGTTTCTTCTTCGCGGTATAAAAGGCTTTCAGTGTGTTCATTACTGTTGCACCGATCTGAGGAGGTTTGAGGAGAACTTGAAGGGGAGAGAAGTCATCGTAGATGTCCATAAGGTACTTCCTTTTGGTAAAGTCCATCGGGGTACCCACCTCGTTTTTGATATTGTGTTTAATAACCCACAGGGAAGGGTAGAGTTCCGCTGCTGCTGATATCTCTTCGGGGGTGAAATCGTTCATGAAATAGTGGGTTCTTCCCAAACATCGGGACGGGTAAGTTGAGGTGGGATGTAGGTAGGGCGTTCTTTAGGCTTATCCATAATGGAGCTAACCAAGTTCTGTAGATTGCTCAGGGTTTCTTTCTTATCTTCCGAAGGAACCGCGATTTTTTTTTCCGCCACGGAGGTTCTGGGAACATTCCAATAAGGAGAACGACACTTGGAACAAGTCTTCGGTGGATTAAATGCGTACCACGAGTGAGAACAACGCTCACAAATACACCGATGCGCTTCTATAGGAATCATGCTCATACCCTTATACTGTGCCATACATCGGCAATGATATACATGGATGCTATCCACAGATGATATACATTGACGCTATACATTGGTGATATAGGTTAAAAATACTCTGCGGTTTTTTTGAGGTTTAGGGTAGTGTGGCTCAAAATAAAGGTATTTGGGGGGAAATCTTTTTATAGAATCTACGCACTACCGAGTACCTATAGGGTAGTTAGTATCCACCCTGGGGCCCCCTGAGGGTTTTTTATAATTTCAATCAATAGAACAGTGCACGGGCAAGTGTCGCACAAGCTAGATTGTGCGACGTATATTATACGGCTTAGTAGAGCCACGGTATAGACAGGTGTATAGACTAGTACTACGTGCTAGTACTGAAGGCACAGAATGCCCTGTATTGAGCGTGTATATACAGGGTGCTTTGCATCATAAAACCCCCGTGTGGGGGCTTATAGCTCATTATATGGCTCTATACGCTATTCCGTAGCCTATCCGCCAGTTCTAAAAGACGTGGATTGCTAGCGTCTACTTCGATATTCACGTTCACATTGCGTTGTTCCGCGTATGTTCCATGTACTTTGAACACCATATCACTGGCCTTCAAACGATCCGCATCTTTCGCTTTCACGTTGTACATTATAGACTCTACTACTTTTTTGGCTCCTTCTGGATTGAAACCTAGTTCACTTAGCGCTATCTTTACCCCGTCACTATTCAATACTCTGTGCGGACTTGTTTGTATTCCTATACCGTACCCTGCTTTAGCTACTAGTTCGGCATTACTTTTGAATTTAGTCTTGCCCTTCGCGGTTTCTACTACTAGACGAGCTGTCTCTCTTTGTAGGGGAGTTGGCACTGCTTTATATTTCCGTCGCGGTTTTGTTTGTGTTGCGGTTTCTTCGTGGGGGTTCATAGCTATGTACTAGCATTATACATGAAAAAAGCCCCGTTGTGGGGCTTATATTCACAATGTGGCTAGTATCCGTACGTCTCGGCCATTTGTTCATAGTTTATGAACGGGCTTTCGTCCATCATGCTCAATAGTTCGTTGTTTAGTTCACGTATAGCGTCGAGTCTATACTTTTCGAGATCCATATTCTCGTTTTCTTTGTATAGTTCGCGGGCTCTTTGTGCTAGTTTCGCCTCTATACTATCGTCGATTATGGGTGCGCGTTCATATGTTATAACTTCCGCCTGTACGCTGTCTGTTGGTATGAGTGGGTATATGTGTGCGACAAGGAGTGCAAGGGCTAGTATTAGTCCTTTATGGTTCCACGTCCACGATTGTTTGATCATTTGTAATTTGTTTTTCATAGTTTTTATATTTCCAAGTCTATGTATTGCTGTTCCGTTTGGCCGTTCATTATTGAGCAGTCCCTTACAGATAAATTGGCACCCTTTGAAATCTCGATATTGCTTCCTGAGTTGAAAATATTAGTCAGTGCATTATCTGTTGTTTTGGTTACCGTCAATTCATTGAACTCATCCCAGAGTTTTAAGTTAACACCATCCCATGTAAACCCAACAAATATACTTCCATCTACATAGTCCAAACCTGTTGGTTTGCTGACGTCTGCTGTAGATATGTAACTTTTTGTTACAGTGGTTCCGTCAGCGCTTAAAATCACACGAAGGTTACCGGCCACAAGAGCCATAATTATATCGTTTCCGATTCTAAATATCTCGCGAGTAGACGTAAGTGCTATACCGACGCGTATTTTAACGGCTATAGCACCAGGATTTATTATATTTCCGTCATTTGGAAATGTTAATGTCTGGCTACCCACAGATGCGTCTGACATAACGATATTATCCAATGTCCTAGTAGCATAAGCAGGAATAGGATAATACAATGGAGGCGAATTTATTGTTCCCAAGTCACCCACAACAGACTCGATGAAATTAGTTCCGTTAAAATATTTTGGGGATAACGTATAGTGCCTTACTACATAGGAAGGATATGAGATTTGTTGTCTAC